CCCCCGTTAAGTGTATTCTTAACGGTCATGTTACTACAAGTTTTGTGTTGTGTCTATAGTTTTATTAATTAAAAACCGTGGCCGGTCATGTCGGGATGTTCCATGTCCAAATCTTCAACTGCTGCTACAACTTCATAATATATCTCTATTCTTTTAGCATTTGGCGATGGTTTAGAGGAAATATTTCCTTTTTCATCCATATAAGCATTATATCTTTTTTTTTCTATTTAAATTCTTTGACCAAAATTATAATCTGGGCTTAATTTTTTAATATTAATAGATATATTTGACTCAATATCGTGTTTGTTTTGTTTATGTGCTTCTTGTGACAATTCTTCTTTAATCAACTTCTTTAAATATTGCTTTGTAACTTTCATGGTTATCTCTTTTAAAAACTGCAAAATTATAGTAAATAGTATTTTTTTTTGTCAGAAAGGCAAAAAATTAACGAATTTCTGTATTATCAATATCAGTTGCTACATAATTCATGCATTTACAATCAACATAAGCGCAACCGTAATAATACATACTTGTATATTTATCAAACCATTTTACTTGATGATATGTGCTGCTATGCTTGCAAGCTCCACCACATCTTTTACCTTCGCTTTTTCCACCGCTTTCTGGACGTTCGCTCATATTAGTGTACCAAGTTTTTATGATCTTCGCCTTTTCTATTTTTACGAGGATCTAGTTGACGTTGCGGATCTGTATGAGCAAATTGGGGATCTTCTTTTGGATTAAATTTGCCTTGTCCGTACAATTCATTTTCTGGTGCGCTTCTGTAATCAGAAGAATCAGACTTATCGCCATAGGGTGAGAAATCGCTATCTAACAGTTGTTTTACCTTAGTAAATAACTGCGGATCTGTTCCTACTTCTAGTTTAGACAATAGTTCACCAACAGATATTTGAGGAAAAACATCGTCTAAATCGTCTTTTAACTTTTTTGTTTTTAATGCGCGTGTTTCTGGATCAACAGTTTGTGATTCTTGATCTTGAAAATAGTTAGCAAAAATTCTAATAACCTGTTGAACTTTTGTGCCTTCTTCTTCGCGCAAAGATTCGCTTTCTATCAAGACTTTTTTAATTTCTTCTTTTATAATCTTCGATAGGAAAAGTTTGTTTATCTTCATAGTCTTTTTTGCTGCCTTTTCTTATAAGTTGTTCTGCTAATCTAATTACAGATAATTTTTCTTCTTTTGTTAAATCAGAGCGAACCGCCAACATGATTTTTAATAACGACATTAACGTTTTTTCATCATATTTTGGTTTATCGGACATATTAAAGACTCATGATTTTTTTCATTAATAGATAATCGCTATCTTTAATTAGTTTAGCATTCTTTTTATGTTCTAAAAATTCTTCATGTGACATATCACCAACATCTTTTCCTGCCGGAATGTCTATTTTATACACTTCTGCATCGTAATTTAATAGTGTGGTAATAAGTTTTTCTGCTTTTTTCTCAGCATCCGGGTCTAAAGCAATATAAATTGCTGGGTCGTTACGAATTAGTTCACGAAATAACCTAGAACCTTCTCGTAAGGTAGATCCAAGAATGGGAATAGCGTTTTTTGCTTTAATTGCATCAAACACACCCTCTACAATAGTAATATCTGAATTCCAATCAACGTAAAGTTCATTGAAAATGATATCTTTGGGCGTTTGAGGGTTCATATAACGCTTCCAATCGTTTTCATATGTTCTAGCAATAAAATAATCTACTTTTCCATCAAGATTAAATGATGGAACAATAACTCTACCACTATATTCACCAGATACAGCATAACCAATCTTCCAAAATAGTATATCTTCGCGTGTCAGACCGCGATCTTTTAAATATCTGCGAGCAGGAAGAGAAGATAAACCTACATCACGATTACATAACGTCTGAAACTCTGTTGGAAGCGAGATTGGTTCGCTTTTTTCTTCAATATTTTGCTCTGCCAGAAAGATCTTCTCGTATTCTGTAATCTCGACAATACCAGAAAGCTCATTCCATGTTTTTTGTTGGACATAATTTCCATATCTTTGTACAAGACGACGAATGGATTTACCAGAAAAATCACAAATCCAGCATTTAAAAGCATCTTTATCTAAATTAATGCTTAGTTTTTTCTTGTGATGTTTACATTTCGGGCAGAAAAATAACTTTTCGTTTCCCGAAACATAATAATCTCCAAGAATGTCTTTTAAAATTTGTATTTTTTTAGTGTCTGACATGTATAGACACTATAGCATTTATCATGTCGGCTGTCTAGAAACTAAAATTTATACCATGAATTCCTATAGCTTATAAATGTGGCTGAAGAACTGGTAGGCAATATATAATATAAATTATTGTCAATATAATAATCCGCTGAATTTGGATAATTATTTTCAACTTCAAAAATATAAGTTAAACCTCCATTACTGGTAATGCTTGAAGTAATTTCATCATTAATTGCGCCAACTAATAATTTATTACCTTCTTTATTACAAAATAAATTAGAGCCAAAGTAATCATTAGTTTCATATGCACATGAACCATAAATAATAGTATTTAATACCCAGCCGCTAGAACCACTAGCAAAATTGTATACTAAACCAGATGAATTATTACCGGTAGAATTCAATAATTCAGAAATTTCTGAATTATAAGAACCTATAAACGCCATATTACCACTATAGTTTAATTTTACAAGATTGTTTTGAGTATCATCACCATTTACTTTACTTCCGCTAAAACGCTGTTCCAAAACCCATTGTCCCGATCTAAGGGTATATAAATAACATAATGTAGTGGGATAATCCGTCCAGCCGTTAGTTTTATTAGAGGAAATTAGTACTTTATTTCCTGTTCCATCGCAAGAAACTTGATTGCCAAAATTTAATACTTTAGAATTCAGAGAAATATCAGAGGATATATATCCTGCGGAAATCCAACCGACCCCACCAGAACTACTATTAAAAACATAAACCAAACCCGCGCCAAAATATGCCGATGCTTCAGCAGTTTCATCTGCTGGCGCTCCAACAAAAAGTCTGTTTGCTTCTTCGTTAAAATCTAATGATGAACCAAAATAATCTGGTCCGCCACCGGCTGTCGAATTAGATGCATTTAATATTGCCTCTTCGTTCCAACCAATAGAAGAACTTCTAAAAATATATACCAAACCAGCAGATGCAACTGTAAACGATTGCTCATCATTTGGACTTCCAACAGCTAATAAATTACCACTATTATTTATTTTTAAACATGTGCCGAAATTATCTGACGTTTCAACACGGGAGCCTTTTAATATTGCTTCATTAAACCATCCATTAGAACCACTAGTGAAAATATACGCTAATCCTTCTGAAGAATTTGCGCTTTCATCATATCTTGCGCCAATAGCAACTTTATCACCAGCTGAATTCATAGATACACTATAGCCAAATTCATCTGATTCATCCGTAGCATATGCCCCACTTAATACTTGTTCCAGAGCATAACCATTAGAAGACGAATTAAAAATGTAAGCTAAACCAGTTTGTGGTCCGGAATTATAATAAGAATAAAAATTTTCTGCATCATTAGAAGTAAATGACGCCGTTGGAGGTAAAAAACTAGAAGTATATAACGCAACGCCTTTAAGAATTCTAAAATCATCTAAATAACCATAGAATGATCCGGCAGCACCAAAATTATAAGTACCTATCAACAATCTTGGAAAAACATAACTATTATTATCATTATAAGAATTTCCAGATTGTGTACCGTTTAAAAACATTTTTGTTACGTTATTTTTTCTGCTAACAGCAACATGAACCCAAGTGTTTAATTCAGAAACATCAGAAACAATTACATAATTATTGTTTAAATACCAATAAAATTTAGCATCACTTCCGATTCCTAATACTGGATATGATCCTTCGGATCCATTTCTTGTTTCAAAAATATTAACTTGTCCGTTTCCTTTATTGTAAACCCAAGTTTCTATTGTAAAATCTGAATTTCCAAAAGCTATAGTATTTCCATTTATAATCGTTAAGGCATCTCCATTCCCATCAAAAAATGCACTATATCCTCCAAATTTACTTTCTGAAGAAGTTAATACTGTATTACCAGTTCTAGTAATGGAAAAATTATTTGGAGAACTGTCAACAAAAACTGTAGATCCGCTGACATCATTCATATTTAATAATAAAGATAAAGCATTAGCAGTGACCATTGGCAAAGATACTTTTTCATCATATTGTGAACCAACTATTAATTTAGAAAAATTATCATTTGCGCTAACTGATTGTCCAAAATAATCACCAGAATTTACCACTTCTATAGAACCGGTTAATATCTGTAATTCATTAAAATATTTATTTGTATTTAAAGTAACGCTATTTCCTTTGTTAAATAAAATTATTTCCTTTCCATTTTTTAACGATGGATTATATAAATTTATATTTTGTATATTATTATTAATAATAAATTTATGAATATTTTGATAATTTTGTAAATTTTCACTAGAAGTTAAAAAATAAATTGGAGTAGAAATATTATTATTTCCTAAAAGCAATGAACAACTAATAGAAGCTGAATCAGCAGTAAAAGTTTTATTATTATTTTTTGTAATATCTATGCTTCGACTTACAAAATTATACTTAATACCATTAGCCATTTTTTATTCCTATAAAGGTAACCAATTTTCTCCATCACTAAAAACATAAACCGTTCCACTGCTTGTAACAGGAGGAAGCGAGTTGATCAACATATTATTACTACCAGAAATCATATTAATTACATATTGTTTACTTAAATTTTCTATAGCGGAAGGAAAATTTATAACTACATTATTTAGTGATGTATCAACTAATATTTTATAATCATAATTTGTTAATATAGTATCTTGATATACCGTTTTGCAAGAAGAAAAATTTCCTATTCGCGTGTTATAGTTTGAGCAGCTTAAACTAGAAGATGAAAATTGAAAACACGTATTGCCACTTAATTGCAAAAATATTATATTATTACCATATAAAATTCCATCAGACATAAAAGTTTATCCTATTTTATACCATCCTGCTCCGTTGCTTATATAATTATATGATCCTGTGCCAGAAGATAATACAATATTATTACTAACAATATCAGAACTAGAACTTAAATAATCGTAAACACTAAAATCTAAATTATATACTGACAATCGATTAGTTGCCAAGGTGTTATAAATAACATTAGTTCCTGAATAATTTACCACCATATTTGAACCAGTGTCACTGGTAAAGCTATTATATAAGTTCCATCCAAAAGAAGAACTTGAATAAATATAATTATTGTCAACATTATTGATGTATAATCTATTGTTATTATCAAAATCTAAATATACTTGTGGCAGACCATGCCCTTTATTAAAAGAATAAGTAAACTCATTAACCCAAGAAGAGTTTACATATTTATAAACATAGACGCGCCCCTGATTCCAGTATGGATCAGCTAAATTAGCTATTGTAGAACCATCATGGCTTATCTTAACTCGTTTGCCATAATGATACGAATATTGAATTGGTTCACCGAAAATTTTTGTTAGTGTCCAACTAGCAGATTCAGAATTAAAAAGATAAGCTGCACCATACGCGGGAGTTCCATAAAACGACTCATTACGACCAACCAATAATTTACTTCCTGAAATATCAGTATCTATTGATAATCCAAAAGAATAACCTTTTCTTAAATCTATTTTTATAATATTCTCTTGTACCCAACCAATAGATGAACTAGAAAAAACATAAACTGTTCCACATTTATCATTTATATAATTTGGATCATTATAATTATAAGTATTCGAATAATCATCATTAATAGCAGAAATAAATATTTTATCTCCTTCAGAATTACATTTTACTATATAGCCAAATTTGTCATTAAAATTACTAGCTGAATCGCTTGTTAATATTGTTTCTAGGGACCAGCCGTTAGAGGAACTGTTATAAACATATACGCTTCCACCTACCGTTTTATAGTCTCCATGCGCTCCAATAAATACTTTATTACCTAATGAGTTTATATCTACGCTATAACCAAAATTTTCACTTGTTGCTATGTGCCAGCTAGCAGTATAAGAACTACTAAACACATTTTCTATTATCCAATTATTTGATACTTTTTTGTATAAATAAACGTATGTTCCTGTAGGATTTGTGATTGTATTGTTTGTTAAAAACAATTCATTATTAGAAAAAGATTCGGTAGGAGGAGAAAAAGAAGCAGTATATAAACAAATATTTTTTATTATTCTAAAGTCATCTATATACCCGTTAAATGAAGGCGCATTTTGATTTCCGCCCACGTAAATACTACTAAAATTATAATCATTAGTTGAACTAGCACTATTTATTAGATTTCCATCTATAAACATATTTAAAATACTACCAGTTCTACTAAAGGCTACGTGATGCCATTCATTTATATTTACAACACTTGAACTGATAGTTGGGGCCGAATATCCTGTCCAATATAATCTTCCATATGCTAATGAAATAACCGGCTTATTGGCTTGCAAATGAGTGCCGGGATTAGAACCTTGTAATGGATCTAGAGTAGAAAATATGTATCCTCCATTAGTAAAACTGTTTGTAGATAAAGGATACATCCAAAATTCTAAAGTAAAATCGCCGGTTGTAAAACTTATATCACCATATTCATCAAAATAAACACCACCCCTAAAAGCTTTAAGACTACTGGATCCAAACTTATATTGTTCATTATTTATTTCTAAATCTGTAGGATATTGTTGTGGATACAGCCCTTTTCTTTTATATGGCGAACTGTCAACAAATACATTTGTGCCACTAATATTTTCCATATGTAACAATAATTTAAGATTTGGAGTAGAGGAAGAAATAATTTGGGTTGACAGATTCGCGCCACTAAATAAAATTTTATTACCCGCTGCATTTATTGCTGCATCAATTGATTGGTTAGAGCCGGTTAAAGCAGAGTCTTTATAAATACCATATTTTGGTATTAAAGTAACAGTATTATTAGAATTATCCATTCTTTTAATAAAAAATTCATAATTATTAAACAGTATTGGATTAGGAAAATAAATATTTGTTGAATTAGAGGCACTAACAACAATTTTATTATATAGTTTATCTAATATAACAGTTCCGCCTGTTACGTAATCTATATTACGATACACGCCATCTGTAATATTTCCTATAAAATTAGAAGAGCTTATATAATTAGAGGTAATAGTCAGTGTGTTGTCACTAACTTCAAAACATATATCATTATCAGAATTTATTTTTATTCCATTAGACATAATTTATCTCTATATCATTTGTACCCAACCAATTGACTTATAAACATAGACACCATCTGTATCACTACCACTTGTATCAGTTTGATATATCATTAAACCAACAGTAGGTGTTATGGTAGCTCGTTCTGCACCAGTTATTAACCTTAACTGTCCAGAAACTGTTGACGCATAAGATGCAGAAAGTGCCTGTGATGAATAAGAAGAAGTACCAAATAAACTAGCTGTCACACTTGTTAGAGTTATATTATCTTTTAATCCAATTTTATCTCCAATTAATCCACTACCTGTAATGTTTCCATCAGTATAAACAGATGATAAACCGCCACCAAGATCAGTTGAAGATGTTAATTCAGAACCATCAGGAAAACGAATTAAGCTAGCACTTACGCCGCTAGAAGCTGTAACAGCGCCCGTGAATATAGTGCCACTTTTTAACGCATAATCGTTTAATATTGTATTTTGCACATATGACGAACTAAGACTGCTAGTTAATTGATCAATCGCTCCACTGACTTCTCCAGCCGTCACACCACCGCCTCCCCCACCAATAACTGCATAAACTAACGATGTTCCATCGCTAACAAGAGCGCTGCCAGATGCACCGGGAAGATTTAAACCAGTGCCACCGTGAGCAATAGGAAGAGTACCGCTATCAACATTTGCTATTGATTTAACTTGAGGTTCAAATATAGAACCTGTTAAGTCACCGTATACTTTTCCACTAATTCTTGTTGGCATATTATTTTTCCTTAAACGCTCTTACTAACTACAACAATTTTTGTTAAATGTGCAACGTTATAACCACTTTTAATACCGGTTGCATCTGGACTACCGCCGCTACTCCAAAAAACATATTGAGATATATTTGTGTTATATGCTCTCATTCTATAGATAACTGGCTCGTTGGTTGGCAAAATACTTTTTCCTAATTGTCCAAGAACAGTCTTTTTATCACCAACAGGTATATTTGACTGAATATCAAATGTAGCCATTTATTTTATGCTCCTGTTGATACGCCGAATGGTAATAGTAAATTACCAATTAAACATTGTTCTATATTGCCAACAGACGGTACAACGTCGCCTGTATTCTTTCCTGTTCCAATAAATTGTGCGTCCGGTAAACGACCTCTATATCCTCCCAAACCGGTATTACTAGAATAAATAAAAAATGGGAAAGTAAAATAATTTCCAGTATTTGCGTCAAAGCTATTAACGCTGTATAAAGCAGATCCTGCTACGCTAACCATGTTTATAAAACAATTACTATCATACGTACTACTAACAGCTGCACTATTATACGTTCTGCCAATTAGCTTTATAGAAGCTATTGCAGAACCGGCTAAGCTATTAGTATTACTGAAAGAACTAAAAGAACTCCACACTCTCCAAGAATCATTATTTTGCATGTCATCTAATCCGACTAGACTAAAGTAAGTAATAGCGCCGGTCGATTGTTTAACAGCAATAAAGTAAAAGCCACCGTTTGCATCTCTTGTAATGCTATAATATACAGGAAGTAAAGTGTCGCTATCTGCATAAAATTGAATATATTGATTAATTTCTAATGATCCTACCGAAGTTGGAGAAGTAGTATTTGTACCGCCAGTAAAATTATTTTTAGAATATCTAACTGTCATGCTGCCGCCTGAAGAGCTATCCATGTCAAACAATAAATAATACGGACCATCGCTTGCAATGTTATTTGGTGATTTTAATACAATCCATGAGTGAGGATTGGAATTTGTAGCTCTAACAAGTTTAGAAGCATCATAAGAAGAACCCCAATTATCACTTGTGTCAGCAGTAGTACCATCACTACTAGAAACACACGTCCAATATGAACCTGTTGGAGCAGCGCCAGTAGAACCTTGGCTACCTGTAATTTGGCCCGTTAATAGTGCTTTTAACCCCCAAGCAACACTTTTTAAGTGTTTTTCTTGAGAACCGCTTTCTGCTACATCTATGTTTGCATCGGTATACCACGTTCTAGAAAGAGCCATCTTATTTTATCTCCTAATCAATCAACATATTTGCTGATAATAATGTTATATTTCCTGTGCTTGTAGAATTTCTAATATATACTTCATATATTTTTGGCATTCCACCGAAGCTGCTGCTTATTGGAGCAGAAACGGCAGTAGTAATAGAAGAAGAAATTGATAATACAGCTTCAGAAATGCTGTCTGAAATATTATATAATTCTACTTCTAGTGTATCGCTTCCGCTATTAGCAACATAACCAAGAACTTCAAATGTACCTGCTTTTGTTATGTAATAAGTTCCATTTATTTTACCACCACCTACTAAAGTATCAACTGTGTTAGTGGTAGTTTGATTATACGCAAGCGGTATTTGAATATGTGATAAACCAGCAGGAGGCAAATTATATAATCCACTTCCATCACCAGTAAATGAATTTGCTATTACAGGAGCGCTGATGTTAACTGCACTAGCAGACATATTAATTGGAGCAGCGCCTAGAACTCCAGAGGCGTTGATAGTTACTCCTAAAGTGCCAGATATAAGCGCAACGCCATTAGAGGCATACAAACTTGCTAATGTAGTACCGCCAGCAGTATTTAGTTCTACGCCATTATAAGTTGCATAACCTAACAAACTAATTGTACCACTAATTCCTGTTGTTCCAGTTAAAGATGATTCTTGATTAACTTGCAGAACATCAGCATCAATTGTATTAAAAGCAATTAATGAATTATCTACAGCAATCGAAGATGCACTAATAAAGCTAGCAGTTAATGTATTTATAATAACTGTATCTTTTAGTCTAATTTCTTCACCAATTAACCCGCTGCCTGTTATACTTCCAGTAGTGTAGACAAAAGATATACCGCCTCCAGATACAGACGCTGATATAACACCGTTATTAATAGTTATATTAGTGCCTGCACTAAATTGCGCTCTAACATCTTGTTGAAAATTAGAAATGTTTGAAGCAGTTAAGTCATCTAATTGCAAAAATGAAGAGCTTATAGAAGCAGTAAGGTCATTTATTGAACTTGTAAAGCTGCTAGTAGTAACGTAATCATTTAAAACAGCGCTTTGCAGAAATGATGAACTTATGGAAGCTGTTAAGATATTTATTGAAGAAGAATAACTAGAAGTGGTAACATAGATACTTAAATCTACAGATGGTATATTAGTTAATCCACTGCCATCACCAACAAAAGTGCCACTAAAATAAGAAGCTGTAATATTATTAGCAGTTATATTTCCTGAAACAAATAAACTACCTGTAAATTGATGTGTATCATCTAGTGAATCACCAAATTTTGTTGATCCGCTAGTATAAAGAACAGAAGACGTTTCATATGTTATATGAAGCTCGTTAGCGGTTAATGTTCCAAGAACATTTAATGTGTTAAATTGAGCCGCAGCGCCAGATACGCTAGCAGTTACGCTAGTTAAACTAATGTTTGGTAATAATTTAACAGGATCAGAACCTAAACCGCTACCAGTAAGGTTATCGGAAGAAGAAATAGCAGAAATTCCACCTCCCGTTCCAACAGGAACACCATTTATGTATAATTCTTCAAAATATCCTTCACTTCCAGAGATTAATGATGAAGTTATTTGTGTTGTTAGACCAGAGCCACTTAAATTACCATAAAATGAACCGCTAAAAGAACCAGTGTTAGAGGTTAATCCACCAATAATGATGGAAGGATATGAAATTGACATTTATATTGTTCTCCGATGTTAATAAATAGTGTTTTATTTATTTATCAGACAACAAAAATCCACTTTTTGCAATAACATAACTATCTGCACGATCATAAGTACCAGCAACAGGATTGCCTTTTGGAGTTTTTTCGTATTTAAATGTTGGTTCAGCAATTTCTACGTGCTTTAACACTATTTCTTTAGCGTTTTGTCCACGTTCTATCTTGATTCCAAGAGATTTTCTTGCTGTAGACGCGCCTATATACTGTGGTTCAAAACCAAAAGTCTTAAAACATATCCAAGAAACTATTCCATTAAACTTTCCGAGTGTTAAAATGACTTTTGCACTGCTTAATCCGGGTCTAAATGCTTGTAAGCTTTGCTCAATGTAGATTTTTTCTATATTATATGTGGTTTTTAACTGTGCCAGCCGCCGTTCAACAGCTTCTGCTTTATCAAAAAAGCTTTTAAATTTCTTAGAACGCATGTCAACCATATCAAAAAGCAAAACCGCCCCTGCATTATCAAGGACGGTTAAGCCGGTTATAGAGGTAGAAATGTCTAAACCAAGAATCATATGTGATTATTATATCACATATTTAGTTGGATCTTCATTAACTGCTATTAAACGATAAGCATAAGGAATATCTGCTGAATTAATAGCAATTTCAATATACTCATTGCCCGATGAACCTGTTACATAAGCCTCAACCGCTACAACATCGTTCATCCAGTTATCGCCGCTTTCTAATTTAATCATTACATCTACCGTAATGAAATCTAAAGAAGAAATTGGGAAGGCAGCACCGCCTAAAGAAGCGGTTGGTAACGCTACTAATTGTACACCGCTTGGATCAAATGTGCCACTAACTTGATGACGAAGACGTTTATAAGAATTAAATGTATTTGAAACAGCAGTATCTACAGCATGGAATGCTTGATCAATGCTATAAATATCATATGATGCTAGGCCAACAGCTTGTGAAGAGGTAATTACTGCTAAATTACTAAACGGAGTTTGTGCAGCAACAGAACTAGTAACAGCTTTTACGTTTGTAGCAGCAATTAATGGCGAATATACAGAAGTTGTTGCTGTAACAGCACCACCAAGAACGGAAGAACCAACAACATTTAATCCAGCTGATGAAGTTAATCCACCTACTGCTGTTAAAGTAGAACCTACTAGAGCGGTTGTAGTAACATTTAATGCCGAAGCAGATACAGGAACGGCACTAGCGTCTAGAGCAGAACCAAGAATGGTTAATCCATTTCTTGCTGTTACAGCGCCAGATAATTCTGAAGGACCGCCAGAATATAAACCTAATGATGCTGTTAAATAATCTGCTGTAAATGAACCATTTACCAGTACGCTACCTGTAAATTGATGTGTGTCATCTGCTGTATTACCAAATTTGCTAGAACCGCTAAAATATAATACAGAAGCAGTTACATCAATAGAGTGATAAGTCTTAACAGTTAATATACCGTTAATTAAAGCGTTACCATCAATAAAAAGTCCAGAGCCTGTATACGGTAAGGAAGAACTAACATGACCGCCTGCTACTGTACCTGATACGTTAAATAATACTGCATTAGATGCATTACGATCTACTTTTGTAATCTGCTTATTTGTTTGCAGATCTGTTAACACTTTAACTGGTTTAACTGCCATTTATTTAATCTCCTTTTTGCAATTTTTAATAAATAGTTTGTTTATATACTTCCGGACTCTTTAACTGCAATAATTCTATAAAAATCTTGACTGCTTACGCTAGGAGCGCTGATTTCAACATCTATTTTATTGTTTACGCTGCCTGACATACGAACACTGATAAGGTCATTTACATATTGTGTTGTTCCACCGTATTTAACCATTACATCTACAGACAAATAATCAATATCATCAGCAATAAAATTATTTAATGTAACGATTTTATTGCCATAAATATCAAAATTTCCTATCTGCACTTCGCGTAAATTATTGAAGTTAGTAACTAATTGCGAAAAACGAGCATCTATTGAGGTAAAAACATTATCAACATCATAAAAAGTGCCCGATAATAAATTAACATTTCCTATATTGTTTAATGGTGAAGACGCACTAACAAATAAACCGCCAGATATAAAAGCATCATCTTCAACAATCAACGTAGTATATTCACCTAACATAATAGATGAATTGACTACATCTGGATTCAAGTTTACAGCGTTAAAACTATACGCATATGGTTTAGAAGGCGCAGAAATAACGGCATATATTTGCGGTAAGTTTCCTGAAACTTTTAATTCAACAGAAGCTAAATCGTTTTTCCAATTAGAAACAGGAGTTTCTTGAATCAATAATGTAAAATTTATTTGATTTACAGACTCAACCGTAAAAGACGGACCACGTATGGAAGAAGATAAAGGTAAAGGTATCTCTATTGTTTCGTTATCATCAAAAGTGCCAGAAACACTATACCTTACGCGATTGTATGTTTCTTTTGTTATACCTACGCCGCGAACAGAAGAAGGAACCCAGTTAGAGCCGCTATAAACAAGATATTCACCTTCACGGGCATCCGATGCAGACACATTACTTAGTTGATTTATATTTACAAAACTTTTTTCATCTTTAATAAATAAATTTTGTACGGTTAATAAACTATCAACTGAAGATGAATTTTGTGCATAAAACGATGAAGCTGTAATCGGTAATGACGAACTAACAGCGCCAGAACCTAAAGACCCGGAAACTTTAAAAAGAATATTGTTTTCTTTATCTACTTTAAGAATTTGTTTTCTTGCAAGTAGATCAGCAATTGCTTTTGCTGGCTTAACTGCCATTTTCTAGTTTCCTTAATCTTCTATGCCATACTCTTTCTTGATTTGTTTTAAATTTTTCAAGAAATTTGGGCTAATACCATGCAACTTGATTTTTCTATTTAGAATATCTTTAACCAACAAAAGATCACGCTTTTGCTTTTTTAATTTTTCTATAACTTTCTCCTTATCTTCAAAACCTTCTTTGGCTTCTTCCCTTACGCGCTTTAAATTATCGCGGCATATCATTAACCAGTTTGTTACTTGTATAAAAGAGAATTTATATTTCATCTGGTAAATCCCTTTCTTGCTCAATCATTTCTATAATTTTATCGTATTTTTCTGCCATACGATCAATTATTTCTTCAAACTCTTCTTTACGTCTTAAGAGCAATACTTCTTTTTTAAAATCTCCGGTATGCGGTAATATTTCACGCATAATTTTATCAAAATCTTTGATTAGATAGGTTATTTTACGTTTCATAGTAATAAATAGTTTAAAAGCAAAAGAAAGGGTGGCAAAACTTCTGCCACCCGATCTTACTTAATTATTTATTAATTAAAACTAAATTATCATTTTCCAATCATTACCATCATAAAAGTATAGATGTGAGCCAGAAACCGCTAAAGTACCTAAAAGGGACGGACCAAGAGCATTAGCTTGAGAATCTATTTTAATTTGATTTACATTACAATCACCGCCAACAGATAAATCTCCATTAAATTGGATACTTCCCCCCGCAGTAACTGACGAAAGATCAGAAATTTCACTATAACTAGTACCATTTCCACTATTATATAACGCAGATATATCTGAATCGTTTAACACTCTAGACCATATTCCTATTTCGTCATATTTTCCAATACCAAGATATTTAATGACCATATTCCAATTAGTGATTGTATTGGAAGAACGATAAATACCATTGGTATAAAACTTAGCCACTCCGGTAGATTTATTGTATGTAACAGAAATCATTCCCCAAACATTAGTACCCATACCAGTATTATCAACTTGATAAGTGGCATATCCTGTAGTTACAGGCCAATTAGACGCTATGATATTTCCAGCATAAATAATACTGTTATCGCCATTATTACTATATGGTTCATTTGTAGTAAAATGATGTTTAATAGTAGATAAAACTCCTACACTATATTGTGTAAAATAAGTCCAATAATTAATAGTAAATTCATTATAATCTTTTAATTGTATATTAGGTTTTATTTCTAAAACATTTTCTGTCCACCAATCGTTGATAGAAGTAGTAAATGATGCTCCTTTAAATTTAACAGATTGTTCGTGTGAAATTGTTACATTTGGCATAACTACGGCTTTATATGTTCCAACTTCATCATAAGATACTATTGCCGATTCTAATGCATCATAAGAACTAGTTTGTAGACTAAAATATGCCTCTAAAGAACTTGTTAAAGAACCAGTTCCATAAGGATAAGTAGGAGCAACTGTCAAAGAACCTGTAATGATTTTATCACCGATATAAATTGAATTTTCTGAAGCTGCAATCATACCATTTGTAATCGTTATATTATTACCAGCACTAAATTGATTTCTTACATCATTGGTAAATGTTGCAATTTTAGAACCACTAGACATATAAGAAGCTGTTTCAGCAGTTGTAGCTAATGTAGCTAATGTTGCCAAAGAAGCTGTTTGAGCTGTAACGGCAACAGTAGCAGTAGAAGCGTTACCCAGTAGACTACCAGTAAATCCAGTAGAAGTAACATTAGATAAACCTGTTAAAGTGGACGCTAAACTAATTGTAACATCACCAGAGTTTCCACCTCCAGACAAATTAGAGCCAGCAGTAACGCTAGTAATATCTCCAACGTTAATAGAACTACCTAAACTTACTTGTGAACCGTTAATAGTAATAGAGCTATTTTGTAGGGAAGCGTTAGGAACACTAGCTGCACTAAATGTGCCATTTACTAAACTAATTCCCGTTCCAGCTTTATAATATTCTAACACACTTCCGGTAATTGTGTCTGTCAAAAATTGTGTGCCAGCGTTTGAAACAGTATTAATATAATTTACAATATTACCAGATAAATTATTTATAGTTCCAGAAATATTGCCAGAAACAACGGTAATTGTATTAGCTAATCCAGCAGCAGAGGCATTTAATTCTCCTAGTGATGCTAAATCAGTATAGGAAGCGCCATTTAGATTAAACGTACCTGTCATGTTGAAACTACCTGATAACGTGATAGAGCCGCTAGGAAGTATATTATTATTTATTTGTGCTGATAAATCAGAATATAATTTTCCAGCACCACTGTTATATAATGAAGTAATTTCATTTATTGTTATTTTTCTATTCCAAAAACCAAATTCATCACCATAACCATGTAATGGATCATTATTATTATAAACAGCACCAAAATATTTAACATCAAAAGTATCAGCTAAAGTTTGTTCTGAGTCTAAAACATTATCAACATAGCATTTAACTTTTTGTGCTGTTTTATCATATGTAAGAACTAAATGATACCAAGTACCTGATACAATTGTGCTAGTAAAATTAACAATTGTGTCACCAGAACGAATATACAAACTACCGCTTGAAGTGCCACCATAAATTGTTCCATAGCTATTAGCATTAAGATTTGTAAGACCAAAACCGTCGCGTGTGCGGTCTTGTTTACCGGCATAAGCTGGATCGGCCCAACTAAAATTAGGATCTCCGATATCGCCTATGATTGCGTGTCTATTACTGTTACTAAAGTATTGTGGCTTAACCCAACATGAAAAAGACCAATCACCACCTGAAGAAGATAATGGTATTGATGAAGACAATATTAAATGCGAGCTGTTATAAGGCCATTCATAAGGAAAGAAAGAAAAACCTTGACCACCTACAACAAATGCAGAAGAAGAAGCGGGATTTTGTGCAAAACTCCAGTTTCTAGAAGCAGTATTAGCGGAAACAGAATCATTTAAATTACCATCAAAACTAAAATAAGAAATCATATTATTAGTCAATGAAGATGCTTGTTGACTAATTTCTTCTGTATAAATTCTTAAATAAGAAGCAGTTAATTGATCGCCTAAAGCATAAGATCCTCCACCGCCTCCAGCAGTAGAGGCGATAACACCATCAGTAATTGTAATATTAGATCCAGCACTAAATTGTGCTCTCACATCTTGTGTAAATGTAGAAATTGCTGAACCTGTAGCAATATAAGAAGCTGTTTGTGCTGTAACGGCACTGGTTGCCGATGTGGCAGTAGAGGCATTACCTAACAAACTACCTGTAAAACCTGTAGATGTAACGCTGCTTAATCCGGATAATACAGAATTTAAGTTTATAGTTGCATCACCTGATGCTGCACCGCCGGTTAAATTTGTGCCAGCAATAACGGCTGTTATATCTCCTGAGCCGCCAGCGCCTCCACCACCTTGACCAGAGGCACTACCTAATAATGCTAGTATAGTTTCATTTACTGCTATAAAACGATATGGTGCTGCACTGGCACCGGGAGCATCAATTTCAGCCCATAAAGCGCTAGCGCTGGAATACAATTGGACAGAAGCCATGTCGTTTTTATAACGACCGTTCTTTTCTGTATCAACTAATAAATCTATGGCAATATCTTGTAAATTGCCAGTTGTAAAATAACTAGCACCAGAAGATGCTAAAGAGGTTAAGTTTAATAATGCTTTTCCGCTTTCGTCTAAAACATCTGATTTCTTATATCTTACAGCTTCATAGGCGTCTTTAATTTCTATGCCTTTATCAACTATTGCTTGATCTAATTCATGTAAAGCGCCGTCTAGATCATACATACCGGCAGAAGAAGTAATAATACTTGTTCTATTAAAGCTGTCGCTTGTAAATATTTTTACACTACCGCTAGCATTAATATCTTGCTTAGCGTCTAAATTTGTATATACAGTTAATGGTCTTACGTTAGCCATTGTTATAAATTCCTTGCCTCGTCAGGCAGATAAAAAAATAGCGCTAAAATACTATCTATAGCGCTCCATATAATTAGTTTTATAAATCATAAAAAGAAGGGGAAGGCATTTCTGCCTTCCCCCATTTAATCTAAGTTACTGATTAGATTAAAATATTATGTTAAATCTTTTTCGTTTACAGCAATCAAACGGTACTTAGCACCCTCTTCCCCAGACATAGCTGGTGCTTCGATTTGTACCTTTAATGAAAGACCATCAGCATATAATTTGACTGCTACTAAGTCGTTTGTCCAGCTTGCACCGTCATCAACGCTTACTACTACGTCAAGAGCAATGTTGTTCTTTTCTGCTACAGCAAACAACAATGATGCTGCGCCAGAAGTAATGTTTACAGTAGCCGTACCGGATGACAATGAGCCAACTTCAACATAACGAGCGGCGTTATAAGCTGCTTGGAATGAAGAACCAGCGCTTGCTAATTTGTGCAACACATCGTCAACATCATAGAAACCAGAACCATCGCGTGCTGTTTCTACTGTTGCATTAGCAAACAATGCACCAGAAAGGAACATTTGATTACCAGCGTCTAATTGTAGGTCTTTATTGAATGACCATTTATCACCTGTGCTATTATAGGTAAGAGAAGCAGCAGCGCCTTCTACTAAAATTCCTGCGCCGTTAGCAGCAGCGGCATCAGCAGAACCTTTAGCAATAGTGATTTGTTTGTCTGTTACATCTAAATTGGCAGTATTGATGTAAGTTAATGCACCGTTAACTTGCAAGTTACCTTGAACTGACAAATCTTTTTGAACTGACAAATCGCCAGAGAATGAGCCAGAACGTGCAGCAATATCGCGTACTGATAAATCGCCTACGATTTGTGCGTCATTTTCTACTTTCAAAGCAGATGCTGTTAATTGTGCATCAAAGTCAGCATTGCCAACTACATGCATGGTTGAGCCGAATTCAGCAGCACCAGCAATTTCAGCAGCACCTTCTACTTTTGCAGTAGAAGCCGTCAATTGTGCATCAAAGTCAGCATTACCAATAACTGTCATTGTGCTACCAAATGTAGCAGCGCCTACTACTTCAGCTGCATTTTCTACTTTCAAAGCAGAAGCAGTTACTTGTGAATCGAAATCTGCAATACCAACTACGTGTAATGTAGAACCTAATTCTGCTGCGCCAGCAATTTCAGCTGCACCTTCTACCTTCAATAAAGAAGCAGTTACTTGAGCGTCAAAGTCGGCATTGCCAATAACCTTCATTGTGCTACCGAATGTAGCAGCACCTGCTACTTCGGCTGCGTTTTCTACTTTCAAGGATGATGCTGTTACTTGTGAATCAAAGTCAGCAATACCTGTTACGCTTAATGTGCTAGCTAAGCTTGCTGCGCCGCCTACATCTAATGCACCGTCTACGTCAGCACTGTTTTCTACTTTTAACCAAGAAGCTGTTAATTGTGAATCGAAATCTGCATTACCAATTACTTTTAATGTTTCTTCCATTTCAACTGCTTTAGAAGCTGATAACACTGTTAAAATCTTTAATGGATTAGCCATTTTATTACTTTTCCTTGCCTAGAGGCGAATAAAAAAATAGCGCTTTAACCTAAACAACCGATTAAAATCGCTGTATAATAAATAGTTTTATTTTTAGGAAAAGTCTTATTACGTATTTATACTAGCCCATAATAGTTACAACATAGCTATTTTCTTCAATAATATCGCCCATATCCACAAGAATAGAATTAAGGCTCGGAAATTCTATATGGGCAATTACTTGATAGAAGCTACCAAAGTTTTCTCTAACAGACACATAAATATCACGTGTATTTAATCCATGAGATACAGTATAAACAGAATCTATAGCGTTACCAATAATAAATGTTTTTTTAACAACGCCCGAAACACCAACTTGTGAAGATGTTCCAGAACCTAAACCGGAAGAAATTGAATCAAAGCTAGATATTTCTTTACGTTTTTTCTTTGGATCAGGATTATCTAATATAATTTTTTCACGCGGTATTTTAATTTCAACCGCATTTTCATCTATATTAACGTTTCTGTCTTCTCTGTTTTCTCCCTCGCCTAATAAATAGCCTAGCACTTTTACGGTTATAGTGCTTTTAAATTTTCTTTCTTCTTCTGATAAATCGTTTATAGTTTCTTGTTGAAAGGCGGGATCCATAAAACATTCATACGGATGATCGTCTTTTTTAATAACAAAATAGTTTTGTGCTGTTTTAGCCATGAACGGTTGCATAATCTCGTTCATTTGAGCTTGATAGTTGGTTAAAATGTTTATTTTGTATTCTACTGTAACATATACAGGAATGCGGACAGAGTAATGTTGATAAACTAATTTTTTATTTTTCTTTGATGTTGAAAAATTTAATTGGCCGCTCTTTTTTAATGCATCTGCATTTGCAAAATTAGATGTTTTATCTTGATTTAAAACTTTTGTAATAGTGTACCTATCATCGCTAGGAGAAACATTCGCTTGAAAATTACCTTTTTTGTTAGGGTCTTTATTAACACTGGTTCTTTCAAGCGATATTATAGGGGCTATTAAACTTCCATTTTTATCTCTTAGTCTTTTGTTGTTTTTTATTTGATAAGCTCGTTCGGCAGACCCCCAAATAACAGGTACTTTTTCCCAACCTTCATTTGTATTACAAAATACATTTAAATTTTCAACATATTCTAAGAATGCAGAATCAATAGTCTCAATACTGCTAGACTTAAGATTTAGCTTTTTAGATTTTTCAGAAGTTTCATCGCGCTGTCCACCCTCTATTTCTCCAGACAATTCTCCTGTTTTTAATGGCTTATCGGGCGGTAATGTAATACTTGTAGATAAACCTTGAATTGATTGTAATTGTTTAATTTTTTTTCTTGTTGTTGCTGGCGTATCTACAATTACTTTTTCTCTAGGTATTTTTATTTCTACAGCGTTTTCATCTATTTTTTTAAATTCTTTTTCTTCGTTTTGACCCTGCGTAATTACATAACCAAGAACTTTTATGTTAATAGAAGTAGTAAACTTTCTTTCTTCCTCAGTAAAATCTGACTTATTATCTTGAGCAAAGTTTTGATCCATGAAACATTCAAAACGATACCCATCTTTCTTTATTATAAAATAATTTTGTGCTGTTTTGGCAATGAATGGCTGTAAGGCTTCATTCATCTGTGCTTGATAACCAGTTAAAAGATTTATTTTGTATTCGCATACAACATAGATTGGTATAGGTACAGCTATATGCTCATAGACAACTTTTTTGTTTTTTTTGCCGGTAGCAAAGTTAGGACCATTACTTTTAGCAGCATCTGCGTTTGCAAAATTAGAAGTTTTATCTTGATTTAAAACTTTTGTAATATAGTGTCTATCATCTTTTGGAGATAAATTTGCTTGAAAGTTTCCTTTTTTATTAGGATCTTTTGTTATGCTAAGTCTTTCTAAAGAAATTATGGGCGGCACTAGAGCGCCATTTTTATCTCTTAGTTTTTTATTATTTTTTATCTGATATGATCTTTCTGCCGATGACCAGATAATAGGAATCTTTTGCCATCCCTCATTAGTGTTACAATTTATTTCTAAGCTATTAATATAATCAAAAAAAGCAGAATCAACTGTTTCTATCACAGTTGGTGTTAAATTAATTCCTTTATTTACTTCGCTATTTTGATCTTTAATCATTGAAAGTTATATATCTAATTTAAGTTTAAATGTTAAGTCTCTATTTTCAGTTTTTCTTATAGGTTTAGCTAATTTAGCTATGGCTATTAAATTTTTATTTTCGTCATAAATACCTATTTTAGAGATATAAGTTTCCTTTTCTAAATCTCCAACATAATCTTCGTAAGCGTACTTTTTAACATTTTTTATTTCTAAATTAGGATTTTCTATATACATTTTACTGCCACTAATTGGCGCACTGGCAGTCATAGAAGAGCTTTTAATAAATGTTGGATTATTAGAGTAATTAAATTCTCCTTTTTCCGCGTGAGCTAACATAGTTAAAACATTGACATAGTTTATACCTTCAAATTTTAAATCAAAACTTGAAGAAATAGTTAAATTGTTCTCTTGATTTAATCCAGTGCCCCAATATATCCATTTTGGATTATCGCTAACGCTGGAGCCATTGTCGTTATAAATATATGTTTCTGTATGTGAATTATCTAAATTCCAAGATCCAGTTATTAAAATAAAACCTTCATTATACAAAACTACTCCTGCTACTTGTCCTAGTCCATTTGAACCAGTGGTTTGTATAAGCTCCCCATTTTTTTTATAATCTTGTAACTTAGCAACTAAAGTACCGGATATAAAAAAATCTAGTTCTATTGAGCCTTTATCTAGAGAAGAGCCAAAAAATATAGATGGTATACTTATTAGTTTAATGGCTTGAGAATTTTTATTACCTAAATTAGAATTATAAGAAAAATGAGGACTTAAGTAGGAATAATAATTTAACACATTTTTAAGTGAATAAATATGTGGTCTATCGGGAACAAACGATAAATTTTGAGAATAATATTCTAAATTAATGGAGGAACTAAGAGGATAACTACCAGTAAATATTTCTCCATAACCACTATAATTGTGTTGTTCGGCAGATACTGTTTTAAAAGATTCTAAAGAGCTACCTTTTGGTAAAAATCGATAATATTGTGACATAATATATAATTATATTACCGTTTATAAATTTGTTAGGTTACTTTAGTAATCATCAAATAATCTGAAGCAGATCCACTAATAAAATATCCAGCATGATAAACACCGACAGTGGTATCATCAGCAAAATATGTTCCTGACGCATAAACTATGAACGAGAATAAATCTGGGCTGCTACCTGTATCGGTAATTATAAATCCTTTATCTCCCACTACGCCATCAGTATCTAAGCTGACATATAGATTGTATGGACCGGGATTGAATAAAACTAAACCTTTTCTATTTGTATCTTCGTCTGCTATGGCAAAAGCGCCGTTATCAATTGTCCAATCAAATGTATTGACAAAATTCTTGTTTACAGTTGTTACTGGTTTTTGAGATACATAAACAGGTTGAGTGACAGAAGAAGTAACAGTAACAACGGAACCTATATTAACAGTAGAAGACCCCGTATTAACAGTAAGAACGCCAGTTACATATACAGGCGCTGACGCCGATGCAGTAATATTAATTAAATCTCCTACTACTACATCAACGTTTATATTGCCAGTAACAGGTATTGGGTTAACAAATGAAGCGGTAATAAATATTGGGTTTGAGTTAGAAGATGAAATTTGGTGTATTGGAATAAAACCATAGCTACTACTTTCAACCGCCAAATATTTAATCGACCCTGTGCCATCTTTAATTGTTAAACTTTCAGTAGCCATTAACTTTTATCCTTAAATCAAACCTATATTATATGAATTATCAGGGCAAGTAAAATCAAAAGAGTAAGGTAATTCACAACCTTCAAATGTTGGTAAGTTTAGGTTGTTTAAATATGTATATCCTGTTAATGTATTTAAAGAAATTTTACCATTATATATTTTAAATTCAAAACGTGGTTTTGTTTTGATAGTATTTTGAAATATATCTGTAGATTCAAATTTCTTAAATGACATTTTTAGTAGTCCAATCTAACTCTTAAAATCATTTCTTGTGTAGGGTCTTTCTTTAGCGGTTCTGACACCTTAGCTACAGCTAATAATTCGTTGTCTGGCGAATATAAACCAACAGTGGTTATATAAGAAACCGGAGCATCACTTGTGGTGTTTTTAACTCTAATTTTGCTATCTTGCAAATATGTTGGATTAGAACTATAATTAAATTCATTGTGATTAATACGGCAAAAATGAATAGTTGAATTTAGTTCTGTTGTATTGTTAAATGTAATGTTTTTTATACGTGCCCTTAGAGCATCGTTTATTTGATTAATTGAACCACTTTCAAAAGCCCTTTGAACATCCCAGTTATAAGTGCTATTTAATTGCACTTCGTGTGTTAATTGACCAAACTGATTAGATGCTAAAGAGTCTTCTGGAGCAGTAGAGCTTGATATAGAGAATATAATGGGCGATAAAGCAACCACGCCTGCTTGATAAAATACAAAACCAACTGCTTTATTTGTTTGCGTAGATTGAACACCCGTAGTGCCATTTAAAAATAAAGTACCATATTCTCCAGTAGGGGAATTAATAAAATAGTTAGACGCACCATTAGTATCAGATACGGTAATTAGCTCAGTAAAAGGAGATGCACTTGATGAATTTACGCCTATTGTTAATACAACGCTTCCTTTTTTAATTTCATCTTTTACTAACAATCTAGAGAAATTAAGAAAATACATAGATGTAAATTTATCTGTATCAGTAGCAGGGTTACCATCTCTATCAAATTCATAAATTGAGCCAGTTGGATCATGACCAACTAACACTTGAGCCATCTGGTTGTAAATATTACGTTTTTTCTTTAGAAAAACATCGTTGCTAATACTAGAACTAGCTGGAGAAGTGCTGGAAAGGCCAACAGTTAAATCAAAAAGATGATTAGCAGAAGAACTTAATACTGGATAATCATATACACTTTGAAACATTCCGTGATTATAGGATTTAATATTGTTATTAGAGTACGGCGTACCATTAATAATAGAACCTGTTAATGGTATATTTTCATGTAATAAAGTTCTAGTAGATACTAAATCGTTATCAAGAAAAGATTTATATGTTGTTGCCATTTATTTCTTCCTTTATGCTAATTTTTTAAGTATTAATATAGGTATTTCTACGGAAGCACCTGTTGTAATACCGGTTACGCTGATGTTTGTCAATATAGATTTAACATTATTAGCCGTTCCACTAGTACCCGCCCATGTTCCAACCACAGAACTTCCTAACTGTTCAAATAAATAATTACTTTGAATGATTTCATTTTGTGATTTTAAAGTTAATAGTAATTTAGAGCCTTTAGGGCCAACTAAAACGTCATCTGCATTTTTTGTAAAACCAGTAGGTGGCGAAGCAATATCTTCTACTAAATCATTCATTGAACTATCAAAGTAATATGAAGCAATATTATCGTCATCAATATAAGAAGGAGTCATATCTTTGATAGACATAAATCTGTTGTCCATTTCAACCATATATTGTGATTCTTTTAAATCTGCGTCGAGAGACAAACCGGCATTAGTGCTATTTATGCCTTGATCTATTCTAATATGATATGTTGTAGGATTACCGCTGCCACGTATAAGACCTTGATTACCGACATCTTGACCATTAAAAGTAGCTGTTTGTAAAATAAAGTCACTAGTTGTAGTGTCAGGAATAAAAACATATCCATTATTTACTAAAGAAGTGGCTTCAGAATATCGTGTACTTCCATCTATATTATTAGGTAACAATATAGGTAAATAAAGCAAGTTATTTCTACTAATAGAAAGTAATTTACTTTTCATACTAGCAATATTATTAGAAAATGCTTCTAAAACAGGAGTCTGTAAAACTTCTAGATCAAAATAGGCAGAACCGCTTGGGTGTGAACCGTTATATAAAGAATAATCTATTTCATCATCTGCTAAAGCAAATTTCACTATTCTAAAAGAGCCATCACCTTTCGCTAAACGCATACGACCGGTATCGGTCAAAACAGCGTCTAATATGATATCACCACTATTATCTAAAAATGCCATGTTTTTTCCCTTTTATGCCTATTTTTTATAAGTAGTATCAATTAAATAATTATCTCTTATAATCTTTAATTTGTACAAGAAATAGTTATTTGCACGTTAAATTAGGTAATACTACTCTGCCCCCTAACACAGAGGTTTTACCATCAACAGAAGTTACATACCATTTACCGCCAACATTTCTCCATATATTACCATTATTATCTTTACATACTGGCTGCGTTGGCAAACTTTCTTCAGTATTTTGCTGTGTGTCGGGAGAGATGGGCATGTTATTCGTATTAAAATTGATTTTATCTTCTTCAGTTTTAAAATTTAGATTTAAATCTATTTTTTTACCAGACGATTTAGATATTAATCTAATTTTAAAATTCTTATTCCATGTTTTTTCAGCAGCTATTCCAGTTGATAAACTGCCATTTTCTGTCAAAAAAGCAATTAAATTTTGCGTACTTGGCTTTATCTTAATATATTGTTTAAATGATTTGATAGGTTGTGTGTTGTTTTGTTGCTGGTTTAAGCTAAAGATATTTATTAAAGGATATATTGTACCTTTATCATTAACTATCTCTATTTCATAAATTTCAGTAGGATTAGAAATATTACCGTGATAATCAATACATCTAATAGTATAATAGTATTTTATGTTTGGCAATAAGTCATCATCTATACCCGCACCAGATGCATTGTTGGTAACTATAGAAAAGATTTTTCCTTTAGTAAAATCAGCATAAGAATTTGGTTTAGAGTCTAACCTAAATATTTGAAATGCTACGGCAGGTTCGTCTGTTTGATATGTTAAAACGGGAGGATTATAAATTGATTGATTTTGAGCTTTTACATTTAATTCAGTTATTTTTAAATCTTCTGTGAAGAAATTAATTGGTAACAACTTTTTTAAACCTGTTGAAGTATTACATAAAATTTTTATTTTTTTGTCTACTCCAATATAAGGTACAAATTGGACTTCAGGCTCTAATGGTGGATAATCTCTTAATCTATTCGTATATATAGGAGTAATGTTTTCGTCTTCTATTAAATAAATAATAATAGATAAATCATTGTTTTGCCCTATTTTATCAACCATTAATAAGTAATAATTTAATTTATATGTATATTCTTTATCATAATGAATTTGCGTGTCTACTAAATTAATTTTGTCTTCAACGCAATTAGGAATAACCCATTCTTGTATAGGCGCTGAAAAATTTCCGCCTGAACCAACAAATTTTTGTAATCTATAACCAATTACTTCACTATATTTTTGTTTTTTGTTTTTTAAACTATTGTTCAAATCAAATAGGAAATTTAAATTATTATTATTGTTTAATAATTCAGTAATAAAACTGCTATCTAAAACAAAATATTTATTTTTTTCTAATTCTGTAAACGTTTTTTTCTCTAAAAGATTAAATAAATCAACTGTTAAACTGTTTTTAAAAAAAACATCAGATATATTATTATTTAGTTTATGATGTGTATCGAAATAAATATCAGTATAAAATGGAAACTGTTCTTTAAATGGATTAAAATTATTTAAATATTTATCTAATTTTATATTTTGTTTTAAATTTCCTTGATAATACATATACTCGCTATCTAAGAAGCTTATTTTGCTACTAGTAATCGGTACAGGGTCAATATTAGGATCTGTATTGTCAAATATAATTTGCTCTAATAACGACGGATCAGATAAAAAACTAGTTCCTAAAGAGTTGAAATTGTTAGTGTCTGCATAAGTTTGAACTCTATCATTTACAAACTTATAAAAATTAGGAATCTGTAATTCGGGAAGTTCTTTAGTGGATATATATTCTTCATATTGCTTATCTAAAAAATTATATTCTAATAATGCTTTAAACTTTAAAATACTAGCGTCTTCGTAAGGAAAAATATTCAAACTTTTAGAAACAGGTATCTCTACTAATTCTTCATAATGAGATGCAAAGCTTTCATAAGATGTTTTAGTTTGACCTAAAAATGTTGATTGTTTTCCTATTTTATACATAATTATATTTTACCTTATTATCTGTAAACTGTTATATAAAGAGGCGAATCATCTTCAACGGAATAACAATTTCCACGAATATATACCTTATCGATACTACATTGTGGAGGTTGGATACTTAGGTCGGTATCATATGATTCATATCCGCTATAATTGATATTGGATAAATCAAAAGCCTGTTTTGCAGTTAATTTGTCTTTAGAAATAACTTGCCCTTTTCTAATAACAAAATTTGCCGGTATCGCTTGTAAAGAGTTAGTAGAAGGATGGTAATCTCTATCAGGAATATAGGGCCACCATTTAGGATCTATTATTTTTTTCATTTTTAATTCTTTTCTACTGCCAAAAGAAGGAGAAAAGTTATTAACAACATTTACTAAATTAGAAATATTAAATACATTTTCTATGAAAAAATATTCATTATAAATTGGTAACTTTATTTTATGAAAATGATTAACACCCGCTTTATCACTTTGATAAACATTCAATCTACATAGATATCTTTTTAAAGATGCAAATTGATCAAAATTTTCTTTTGTTAAGGTAATCCAGTTTTCTTGTTTCAAACCGGCTGCACTATAATTTAGGAATTCAATCTTGTGAATTGTATTATAGAAAAAGTAAAATTTAGATAGTAAATTAACGTCTTTTTCATATCCAGAAGGTAATACATTTGACGCCTTGCTATTTAAAAGATCTCTTATTTGATAAGGTGTTGTATTGTCTAATAAAACAGAATTTATATCTAGTGTGTCAGCTTGGAGATCATTAACTTTATAAGCTCGGTTCAACATTAATAACAAATTATCTATTTTAGAATTAATTTTTTCTTTTTTTAATATTGAAGAATTAGATAATTTAGAATATAGATTAGATACAGAAAATCCACTAATATTTAATGGATTAACTTCTTTTCCTTTTTCATTTGTTACGGTATTTACAGGAAAAAAACTTTTTATATTTATATCTAATTTATCAGTTGTTGATAAAATAAAGTTTTGAATATTAATCTCTAAATTATTATAAAGCTTTATATTGTATTTATTAGCATCTTTTAGTTCTATATTTTGTTTATTAAACAATATTCCAGTTGGTGAAATAAAGCTATATTTTTCATTTTCTATATCGGATGGTAGTGTGTTGGCAGAACCAATAAATTTTTGAGCATCTATTGATATTTGTTGAGAAAAATTAGTAGCTTTTATATTAAAAAACGTATCAGTAAAATTAATACTATCTAAGAAAATATATCCTGTTTTTTTAGGCAACTCACTGTCAGCTACAACATTATCAAACCAATAAGTATAAGAATATGTATCATTTTTATTACTATTTATTAACTTATTGGTATAAGACAACACCTGTTGCACTAGTGTAGTATATTCCGATATACTTTCTGCACTGGCAGTTTCCGCATACAACATGGTTTCAAATAAGTTTTGTAATTGTATATCGGGATAAATTGAAAGTATTTTTTGATAAATACCAAAAACCTTCATTAAAGATAAAAATAAATCTATATTTGTAAAAAGCAAAGGTTTTAAATTATTATATACTTGAGAATTGAAAAATAAACCAGTAAAAGACTTTAAATTTATATCATAATAAAAAGTATCAAGTTTTAATCTATTAAAAGAAGTATACTGATAATATTTATTAACATCATTAAGTGAATTATTAACCGCAGAGATTTGATTTTTTAATTCTTGTATATATTTATTTTCAACCGTTATTTCAACTCCGTATTGATACTGTCCTCTAAAAGTTTTACTATATGTCTTGTCAACGCATTCAAAAGATCGAATATCGCCTAATGAAAAATTTAATTGTCTTTCGTATATTTCACAATTTTCGTTTTTGCCTTCAAACAAATTATTATTTAGCGTAGCATTTACTAATAACTCATTCGTATCGTATAAAGGAATAATTTGTTTTTCTTTTGGTTTATTATATTGTGTCCTATCAATTTTTCTTTTATATATAGAAACACTTTTTAATTTATTTTTATCCTTTAAAACTGTGTATGCGTCACTAGCATTAGAACCGATTATGTTTTTAAAAATAGGCGTACTATTTTCAATAAAAAACGATCTTTCGTCTAAATTAAATACAAATGCAAAATTATCATTTGTATTTCTACTAAGAAATAAATTAGAAAAATATGGTTTTACTGGTGAACTATTGATTTTTTCTGGTAATATGTTAATTTTATCAGCCGATTGAACAACATTAAGAATTTGCTGTGTAAATAAGGAACTTTTAAAGATATTATTTATAACTCGTTTATCTAAACAATTATCTTTATTAAAAGCATAAGAAACCATGTCGGTAAACATAGTTCTAAGATCTACTTCTTGCTGCTCAGAGACATTTTCTAATTTATCATAATAAAATAAATAATTTACTTGTGATAAGTCATTTTTAAAATTTTCGTCTAATGTTTTGCTGTATGTGTTAGAAAAAGGAAAAACTATATCATAAATATATTTTGCTTCTGAGATGGAAGAATACTCAGAAGAGATAGAAAAATCATGATAAATAGGACAGTAGGCTTTTATAAAATTAACTATTTTACTTATATCAGATGTCTGAAATACTTGATCTATAGTTATATTATTATTTATATATAAAGGATAAAAAATAATACATTTTATATTTTTAAATTTATCTGTTTTGATTATGTCTCTACCGTCATCTATAGTTAGTTGAAAAGATAAATCAGTATTTTGTCCTTTTGTCTGTAAAGAAAGTTTATTAAATTGTGTTTCCTGTAGAACAGGAAAACAGTTATTTCTTATTTCATTGATAAATTCATCGCTAAATTTAATAAACATTAGCAGTCTTCTCCAAATGGACCATCATCATTGGTGATGTTAGATGTGTAAGTCCCGATTGAAGCCACATCAGTAGGACCATCAAATAACTCTTCATCCACAGTTATATCTAAAAAATATTCTACAATAGTAGAATCTTCTTGTGTGTCAAAAATTAAAGGTTTATCTAAAAGAATGTTATTTTTTATTTGTTCTGTTTGTTTTTTAAAGTTTAATTTTTTCCAATAAGATGATGTAACAACAACATCATTAATGTAAGAATATTTATCTTCTTCAACAAATATTTCCATATCAAAATTATCTTTTATGTTATTAACATTTTCCTCTTTAATACTTATTACATATTCATTTTGTATTTTATTTTCTAATATATATGATGAACCGGACACATAAGAAACCAACATGTCATCTTTTAATTCAGAAGCTAGTTTATCATCTGGGGCATTAATTAATATTTTGTACCTATATACACTTTCTGACAAATTAATTTGTGGAATTTTAGAATATGGTGAAAGAGAGTTTTTAGAACCGTCTAAATTATCTATATACTGTTCACAAGTGGATATTGTACCTGAAATTATATTGACATTCCACGCCGGGGCGTATACGTTGTTATAAGCAGAATTTGCTAAAGATAAGTATAATGCATAATCTCTATCATTTTGTAGCTGTTCTTCTTGTTGCTTTAAAAGATTAGAAAAGCTATAGAGCAATAAAGATTTATTTTTGTTTACGCTATTTTCAACACTAGTATAAGTTGTTTGTGGTTTTAAAAACGGCGTTTCTTCCAATATTCTAGTCTGAGTGCTATTTTGCGTTTCTAATAAATCAGCATATTCAGCATCATACAAAATGTCTTCATCGTGAAAAGAGTAATAAACAGGTTTAAATTTACCTTTAGAGAGTAAATATTTACCGTGAGTAGTTAACTCTAATTTTATAACCTCTTCTTTACTATCAAAAAAAGACATTTATTATCCTATTTTAGAAATAGTTATTTTAGCATCAACATTAACTAGTTCTACTAGTGAAAAATAGTCATATGGATAGTTGAAAGAGTAATCAGGTACTTTTTCTTGATTATTGAAAGTAAACTTAAAGTTAGCATCGTCTTTTGAGTCGTTAGTTAATTTATAATAGTTAATATTAGCCTGTTGCTTAACTTTAAAAATCTTGAATTTTATATCTTGAGGAAGCTTCTTACCATGAAACATTTCATTTTCTTCTAATCCGTGATTGATTTCTATACTTTCTTTTTCAACTCTACGAGCCTGCTTTGGCATTACTCCTTGCCAAATATCTGATAAATCGTCAGTATCTAGTTCTGAAGAAAATGGAAAAATATACATTACAAAGGGTTCTAGATTTGTATTTTTTACCCAATTTAAATGTGGAGGAATGACAAATTCTGTCATTGCTTTTATCGTTTTAATAATTGAGTTGTTTGGATTTACCTTATTAGAATTAACTTGCTTTTTGATTTCTTCAAAAGTAGCAGTTTCAAATGCCTTACCTAAACCTAAAGCATCAGATATTATTTTTTTATCTATTTTAAAATATCTAGGAGTATTGTAGGGAAATAAATTAACGTAATTACCATTTTCTCCAAATATTGGCTGCGCTAATGAAGCAAATTCTGATTCATTGTAAGTAGGATCGGTCATAATATATGGTATAACAACAACGCCTTCTTTAATTATTTTTTTATTTGCTATTAAACCAATTGTTCTTGTATTATTGCCAGCTATATCTGCAAAGTTTATTAAGTCAGTTAAATGTGCCACATCAGTAGCTCCTGCTTGAGCAGCTGTCGGAACGTCATTTACATATAAATTAAAGTCAAAAGGAAGAATAGATAACTTTATTCCTTCATCTTCAGTTACAGGTTTGCCGTAAGAAGTCCAAAGCCCTTTATATAAATTAGAATATATACCTTCTACATAATCTGATTTTGTGCCACCTAGAAAATTCATTCCTAAATTATTATAGTTGCCTACTTTAGCGAAGTTAATAGAAGGAGTTTCAAATTTAGTTTGAATTACCCAGCTATATTTTTTATTATTAGGGCTAAGTGATTCTTTTGGTATTCCGGTTGACACATCAATTGATACATCTTGTATTTCTGTTTCTGAAAAAAGATTAACACTTGCAGATAAATTCATCCTTTCTTTATAAGCTAGTGTATTATATTTAGATGACGGATTTTCAGAACCAAAAAGAGAGTTTTTATAATCAAACAATGTGTCTGAGCCGGTATTGAAAAAATATGTATACTTTTTTGCGTTTTCCTGAATTTCTTGTAAAGTATATGGTCTATTTTCGTCAGGTAAGAATACTATTCTTGCCACAGATTCTCCATAATAATAAGGAGGAACATATGGAGCATAAGCAGGAGAATCTAAGTATTTAAGTTCATAATTTGCTAAACTATATTTTATCATTTCATTTATTGGAGCTACAGAAGCAATAGCAGAAAAATCTAGGAAAAATCTACAAGGTGGTCCATACAAAGAATCAGCACCGGGAGGTAAATAAGTACCAGAAATAAAAGTATCAGAAAGATTTCTTAATGATTCATATAAAGGATGTTGAATAAACTCTTTATATTCTGAAGGGTTTCTTGATAGTTTTACATCTAAAATATAAGCCACGCCAGATAAAGGGGTAACTGTATCTATTTTTTCAGAAATAAAATTATTTAATCCATTTTGTAAGAAAAAATTGGGAACTTCAGCTAAAAAATTATGCATACTTAATTTATATGTATTATTTATAAAATTAAATGGTTTTAATGATCCAGTAGATAAGTTATAGCAAGGATACCTTAAATACTGTCTATCACTGCCCGATACTACATCAGTAGAATAGTACGTGGGATCTAAGTAATATAAATTATTACTTCCTGTCTTAAATTGTGATGGTATTATTTTGTCAAATTCTAATAAAGATTCGAATGGGAATCTAAAATCAAATTTGTCAGCAGATAAACAATAAGAAGTATTATACCCATTCGTGAACGGTGAATTTTCTGCTAAAGTTAAATTATAAGTTTCATAAAAATTAGGCTTTGAGCCGCTATAAGCGCCATAGTTACCAATAAATGCAGGCCAATCAACCGCAATAGACGATTTGATACTGTTCATTAATATGCCGGGAGCAAATAACGGCTGTAATAAAGTAAGTATTTGTTGATCTCTAGGAGTTCCGTTTGATAAATTTGTGTCGTACTCTATTCCATCGTTTGATAAATACTTACTAGTCGTATCTATAAAAGAATTTATGAATTTATCAGCTAATTGTGCTACTCTTTGTTGAGGATAGAAACCATTATAAGGTAATAATTTTTTTAAACCGTTAACGGTAATAGACAAATTAGAAACTCTAGATGGTATATTTACATCTTCAATAAAAGTCTTAATAGGATTGGTTAAATTTATGTTGGAATTTATATCATCTAAATTATCAACATTGGAATCTAAACTTAGATAACTAGATGTTAAACCGGCAGTAAAATCGCCATTTTTTTCTTTAAGATAATAATCAATTACATTTTCCATACGAAATTCAGGAATAATTGAGTATTTTTGTGATAATGGTTTTAAGTCTTCAAAATATTCATCGTAAGAATTAAAAAATGGTTTTTTACCTGATAATTTATCAGTTTCATAAATATAACCATCGTTTAAAACAAATATTGCTTCTGGTTCTGATTTATAAGTTTTAGTTGGTATTAATGGATTATTAGGATTTAAATCAAATATTTTCATACCACCAAAATTACTAGAACCAGTTGAACTTGGCAAATGATTATTAAATACATATTGAGGTCGTGGAGCAAGTCTATAAGAATCATAATTAGCAGCTTCAAAAGGTATATAAATATCTTTGGTGGTTATTGTTTGTTTACCAAAAAAAGTAGAAGTAAAATCGCCAACTAAATAAAGATTATTAGAGCCAGTAGCGAAAGAATAAACAGAATTATTTACCGATTTTCCAACGGCATATAAATAATTGTCAGTATATTTTGCTAAATAAGGAATATTATAGTCTGAATTTATTGTATTTGTAAAATTACCACCTAAATATATATCTTCATCAAATTTAGTTATGCTCAAAACTTCATTATTTAATAACTTATTTTCGTCTAATGCATACCATTCATTATTATAATAATAGCCAACATAATTTACTAATACACTAGCTGTACCGTAACTGGCTGTAGTAAAACTGCCACCAGCATACAATCTTGTAGTATCTGAATCATAAAACAAACATTTTACTTCATTATTTAAACCATTGCCTAAAGAAGACCAAGTTTTAGAAATGGTGTTCCATTTAGCTATATTATTAAGAGTAATTTCACCTCCTAAAGAGCTAGAGCCAGTAACAAACAAGCCACCAACATATAGATCATTTCCTGCTGCAATTATACAATTAGTAACACCACTCAAACCACCAGACATATTTATCCAAGCAGAGGAAGAAATATTATATTTAGCAATATAACGTGCATTATTTATATTTGGACCCGTTTGTGTAAAATTGCCTACTATATATAAGTCTTCATTGTTAATAAGCACTGCATCTTTTACGGCTGCATTAGTGCCGCCGCTAAGTTCCGTCCATGAACCTCCATTAATATTATTCTTTACTGCGTATCTAGCATTAGTAGCCGTTGAATTTAAAGCCGTATAATTAGGAGGTAAAGAGCTGGAGCTAGAAGAGGCTTTATTAAAATCTCCAAATGCATAAATAGTATTATTATATACTATAATTTTATTTATATTACAATTATCAAAATCGCCACTATTAAATAAAAAGTTATATTTTATAAAACTATAACTAGAATCAGAAATAAAAGCAAACTTATGATAATAAGGAGGTAATGAGCCGGGTAATCCAAACATATTCCATTTAAAACTATATCCAATATAAATACTATTATTAATTGTTATACTACTGCCAGTAAAGTTAGACTGTCTTTCCGGATAATAATTGATAATAGTTGGAGAATACTTACTAATTTTTGAACCATCATATTTTGCCGCCATTTCTAAAGAAACATTTCCAAAATCTTGCGGTTCCATTATAAAGTAGCGGTGTTCTGCTAATGAATATGGAGATATGGCACCTTTTTGCGTGCCGCCATAACTCATAGTCATGTTTAAATTATCATTCGAATAAACAAAATCAAAATTAAAATCAAATAATGGCATTATTAAACTCCAAAGTATATTATATCAAAAAAGTTAAATTTTATAAAATAAAACGTCTTGCCCACGGAATTATTGGTCTTGCAATTGAACCGCTAATATTACTATTATATTCATTAAAAGAACCAGTTAAATTATCAATTGAATAAATAGACGCATAGTGTGTTCCGGATACATTATGAATAACCGGACACTTTCCTAAAATAGAGGATGTAAAATTAGTTAACGCGGTATAAGATGAGCTTATAGAGCTAAATAGATCACTGCTTCCATCTATTCTTCTACGGTCAATATAGTTTTCCTTCCAATATGTTTTTACATGTGCCACGCTGGAGGAATTAACTAAATTATCATCATAATTATCTTTTACTCTTATTTCTTTAATAGTTACAGTTTCTCTAGATGGAAATACTTGTTGTATATAAGAAGCTTCATTTATAACCGGACTTGGATCATAAGTGTTATCTTTAGATAAATTATTTAGTAAATCGTGTGTTTGTAATTCCTGTCTTTCCGATACAGATAATCTTAAGCTTAAATCTATATTAGATAGTAAATTTTTATTGTTATCATAACTGTTAACAATATTAATATTTTGTATTCCGTCCAATGAACTACTAATCATTACCTTATGTTCCATAGGATAATTATAGTCAACAGCCGGTTCTTTATAGGAAGTGAAATTTGTGCTTCTGCTATCTATGGTAGTCGTTTTAGTACGATCATTATTTACTATAGTTCTAATCTTAGGAACATCTTGTACTAGGATATGGTTATTTTTTCTAGAAATATTTACTAATTTATTTTCTGTTCCTCTAATTTGCTTCCAAGAAGCACCCTGATAAGGGCCATAGATATTAGAAATATATGCGTTTACGTCAATAACATTACCATCTGGTGATATCGTATTAGAAGAGGTGTTAACGTTTTTAAATATAACGTTGTTTAATCCAACATAATCTATTATATGAGAGCCAGAAAGGTTACCTGATAAAAAGCTTATTGTAGAAAAATATTGATTAGCATATCCGTTGATAAATCCATAAGGCAATAACGATGGAACGGCGGATGCCGTCATCCAAGCATATTGAATATCATTTCTTGGTATTTGATGTACAACATATTCGTTATCGTGTTTTATTGATTTTGCTACCGCAGTTAAAACTAGTGTTGGTGGAACGGGAGCTATATATTGATCTTCATTCCAAGTAATAGAGAAACCAGAATTTGTATCCTCTTCATCTGTAACCCAAGAAATTAAAAATTTACCATTTTCTTCTGGTATCGTTATATCATACGGGAATGTATTTATGGTTTGAATAGAAGAAGAGCTATAATCTAGACCCTCAGAACCAGATAATTCGGCTAATAAAGTGTATGTTGGAACTTCACAATATCTACCAACGCCATGTTCATAAGCGCTATATAAACTACTGGTTGTATAATCGCCAACTACAAATATACAATTACCACTAACTAAAATATCAGTTACATAATTACCGCCAGATGTTATTAAATCATTTCCAAGCTGTGACCAATTTGTTCCATTCCATTTAGAAATAAAATTACCAGTGACAGTAAAAGAACCACCGGCATATACATTATTGCTATCAGAAACAAATATGGTTTTCACTATATCATTTAAACCATTTCCTAAAGCAGATACAATTCCGGTTTCAGTATCAAAAACGCATATATGGTTATAAACCTCTTCTCCACCGATGCCTGTACGCATATTGGTGAAATCGCCACCAATATATAATTTATTTTCATAAACTTCTAAAGCGCTTATAGCGCCGTTGTGATACCAGACATAGGAAGAAGTAGGATATGTAACTCCTTCAAAAAAACCTCTCCAAGAAGTACCATTCCATACAGCTATTCTTTCATCTCCATCCGGTTTGGGGAAGAAAAAATTACCTCCAATATATAAGTCACTTCCTGAAGACGCTAAAGCATAAACAGATGTACTTATTTCATCTCCAACGCCAACAGGTTCCCAAGATGTTCCATTAAATTTAGATATATAATTACCACTTAATGCGTCTTCTCCATCGTATCCGGCATATATCTCACCATTAAATTTAGTAATTGTCCAAACCGTATCTGGTAATCCATCTCCCAAAGAAGACCAAGCATCAGTTAAAGTATCGTATTTAGCTATGTTGTTTACTGATGTAGTTGGCGTTGGAACTGTTATGGTTCCACCAGTTTGTAATACGTTATTGTAATTACTATTAATGGAATCTAATAAGTCATTACCGACAAAATAAGTTTTTTCTCCTAAAAAGGTAAAATCATAAATTACTCCTTCGCCAGAAGAATAATCACTGGAAAGTTGTGGTATCCAAGCCGTTCCGACTAATTTATAGACCTTATAACTTGTATAATCGTCAAATGCTCCTGCAACATATAAGTCACTGCCACTGTAATGAGCCGCGTGTATTTGTTGTACATATCTTGTATCATATGTGGGACTACCATATACCAACAAACCATCACCGATTTGACTAAAAACTATACTACCAGTTACATCAAATGATATTTTAGCTGCGCCGCTTAATTCTAAAATTGCATTTCCATTATTATCAGCTAATTTATTGAAACCGCCAAATATATCTATAGTTCCATCATCATTGACAATAATTTTTCTTACGGTTGATACTCCACTTTCACCCTTTAACGCTTCTAAACCCGTTGAACTATTGTAATTAGGGTTTATATTATTTTGCTTAACATATGAGCCGTCATAATTTGCTACTGGAATCCAAATACTTGAAGAAAGAGTCCATAAACCAGCCTCAAATGTTACACCAAGATAAATATCACTACCGCTAAATTGAATATCATTTGCATAGGTAGGAACAAAGTTTAGTATTTGATCTCCCACGCCCGACCAAGAAGAGCCATCCCATTTCCATACTATATAATTTTTTGCATCCCATAATCCAACATATACATCAGAACCAGAAATGGTCATGCAGTTTACATAAGAACCAGAAGAAAAATCTGTAATATCTATATGTGGCGTACCTAGAGTTTCATAAGTATTAGTTGTCAGATCATATCTACCAATATTTGATTGAGCTAAGATATCAGATGTATTATTAACATTTCTTATGTTACCGGCATAATAAATATAATTATCTTTAACTACTATAGCGTGTATTGTACCGCTTATATAGTATCCATCACTAGAAGTTAAAATTTGCCATCCGGATGTTTCATTATAATAGGAAATACCATTTTTAGAAGTTGTATCACAATATCCAGCAACATATAAAGTATCATTTACAGAAAATATTTTATATGGATATTCTACTGAAAATACCGTTGAAGCTGTTAAAATGGTCCAATCAGTTAAAGGCTGCTGGATTGTAATTAATGGGTCAACACCGACTGTATAAAAATTTCCTCCAACGTATATATCGGTGCCACTTACATATAAGCAATTTATTTCTTCACCTCCGTCAGTGTCTACACCGCCACCGCTTAGAGGCATTAAATTACTACCTGATTCCCAAACAGCAATAGAATTTAAATTAACTGCTTCGCTACCATTAAACGCAAAATCGCCAGCAACATATATTTTATTATCTATTTTAGCTAATGCAAGAGCGTTATTATTTAATCCTAATGAAATATCAGACCAACCTTGGCTGCCGCCTGCGCCATGAGGCTTTGGTAATTCAACTTCTATTTCTGGATTGGGATTGTAATAAATTTTTAATTTATCATTAAAATCAGCAGTAGAGAAAGAATTAATAGTAAATTTAGTTATACCTCCCGGTGGTTCAATAAATACATATTTTTGCTCTGAAATTAAATAATCTTGATCTACACCTCCTGTATCATAAAGGATACCCATGAAATTATTTAATGTATAAGCAGACGAAGATAAAGTATATGTAGGAATTGGTCCATTACCAGAATTTCCTCCAACATATTCATAATATGGTTCTCCCGGTAGATAACCAAAGTTTCTATTTACTTTATGATAAGAAGGATTTACTGGATTTATACTCATGCTTTCCGCCAACCAAGCATGTAGTTGTTTTCTAACTCTAAAATTTCTATAATTTAAGTTATTGTAAGCAGAATATTCTTCCGCATCTCTATCTAATGCACCTCTACTATTTACTTCTGCGCCACCGGGAGCACTAAATCTTTCAACAAATACATTCTTTTTTGCAGCTCTTTGTATTAAACTTTTATCAGCATATCCTAGTTCATTAACAGAAGAAGTACTGGTTAAAATTCCAGATGCAGAAACAAATGATTTATTGTTTTCAGTTCTTCCAGAAGTCTGTAAGTATTCATAATTATTTAAGAAATTTCCTTGTTTCTTATAGGATTTAGGTAGTACATCAGAACTAGCAGAATTTTCTAAGTCTTCTGCAAATTGTATCTGTCCTGTAAATTTTGTATTTTCTATATTTATTGGTTTTATTATATCTTCACAAATTATTAACTTATCTGTATTTAATTTATATGTTTTAGATAATGTTCTAATTTTGTATGTATCATGTTCATAACCAGTAATATCATTTGGCAAGTATACTGTCGGTGGAGAATCTAGATTTTTATTGTTTATAATTTGTCTTAGAACTTCTCTATCTATATCATTTTGTGGTAAAAGATCCGTATCAACTAAGGTGTTGTTTCTTTCCACCCTATTCTTTAACCATATAGGCTTAAAATTATAGTATCTGCTGACTTTTAATTGTTCAGATAAGCTAGATAATTCTGCTGCTTGTTCCACATAATTATATTCTAAATGTGATTGAACGGGATATGACTTAACTTTTCCTTTAAATTCTAAGGTTGGTAATTTATTTTCGTATTTATTTCTTTCTAATATGTGACTTTCGACTACGTTTCTAATTTTGTCTGTTATATTTGCACTAGCTGGTAATATTTGATTTATTAAAACAGTTATAGAAGAATCAATCCATTTATAAAATTCTAAAAACTTTTCATAACTTGGTTCATTATTTACTCTACTGAAAAATAATTTTCTTAAGTGTGCAAGACCGTTATATTCAATACGATATCTCTCTGAGGGATCTCCGATTAAGTTATTAAAATCTTTTATAGTAGCAAACCAATCAAGTATTTCATCATTTATAACTTGAGCCATACTTTTTTCTATAGCAATAAAATATGTATATGGTTTTGATTGTTTTGTTCTAGTAAAATCGTCAATAGGAGAAATATCTATTAAGTCATTACTATTCAAAGTTTCTGGTTGTTGCTTTTTTAGAGAGTAAATGTACTGATTTTCTACGGTCGATAAATCATTGGGAAAGAATTTATCACCAAAAGCTGTATATTCATTAGTTAAATAATCCGCTAACCATCCTAAGCCGTAATTATAATTTGCATCTAAACTGCCAGAAGAAAAGTCTTTAACGTAAAATTGTCCATTATTATCAGAAGAGGTTACATCTTCAAAAGTCCAATCTAAAACTAGAGTATCTTGACTGCTTATAATATAACTTGACGTAAAAGTATTAACGATAGAGTTTAAATAGTTTGGATTCCAGTTTGGGTATTGTCTACCATGTGTATTAACTTCTAAAGCATGTGATAATAGCTCGTCATTATTAAGATAATCAAACCATAATCTTAAATTTGATATTTTTACATCAGAATAAGCTTTTATAGTTGTACCGTCAAAATTTTCATAATGGGCACCAACATATAATCTTTTATTTTGCTTTATAGCCTCTTCGTAATTACCAGATAATATATTAGCACTAACAATAAAGTTGTTATTAACGTCATCACCTAAAACATTATAACCAACAAAATCTAAATAATATTTTGTTATTTCATCAGAGCCGGAAGTTAAATTTATATTATTAAGTTTATCTGGGTATAATCTAACAGACAAATTCCATTTTTCGTTATTATAAGTATTTTTATATACGCTACTTGTGACGTATATTTGCTGCCCGTTAAAGGATCCAGACAAGCTAAAGTATACATCTGGACTGTCGTTTGCTATCTTAGTGGCGTAAACATAAAAATTAAATTTATCACTGCCCCAAGATAAATCATTTTCGTCATCTTTAGCGGTATGAACGCCAAAAAGAGAAACATCAGTATACTGAGCGCTGAAATAGTCTATAGAATAGACATCATTTCTTTTTGGAAATATAACTTCTGTTTCAAAAGTTAATGGTATAAATTTTAACTTTTCATCCGTAGAGCCGGTAATAAAACCTTTTGAGGTAGGATTTCCCGGTGTTTGCTTTTGATAAATAAAACCGGTTATTTTATCTGTGTTATTAAAATTTATATATTTTTTCTTTATTGCTGTTGGTACATATCTGTCTTTTAAGTCATATGTTATATTATCAGCATACAAATTAATTTTAACTAATTCATCATCTACACCAAAGCAACGAATTAAATTTCTTAATGACTTTTCAGTTCCTTTGGACTTATAAATAAAAGTTAAGTTGTTGTATATATTTTGATATATAGCATTTTTTACATTATAAAGTTTATCTGAAAAATCTTCTTTTTCAGTTGATGAAAATAATTCCTCATATAATGAAGCGTCAGAAAAGATATCGCTAAATTCAAATCCATGAGAAGTCAATAAATTTTTAGTAAAAGTTTTTTGTTTATCAACAGATTTTAAATATTCTACATCTTTTATTCTTGGCAATTTTTCAATATAAAGATGCAAAGAATCAAAATAACTTGAAATAATTTGTATTAAATAATTTAAATCTTGATAATCTTTATTTTCCGTTTCGTCTACTATCCAAGAAGGAACAGATTTATAAAAAGATGTTGGATTAGTCTGATCGTATTGAAAACCTAAAATAGAATATTCATCAATCACTTGTTGCACTAAGGGATTAGAAGAAAATATAATTGGCTCTTTTTCTTCTATTATTTTAGAAAAATATTCATTTATAGCAGAACTAGTATTTTTACAACCAGCCGTATAATTAACTATAACGCCATTAGATAAGCGTCCAGAATAATCAAGGCATATCTTATCTAAATCATTAATGTTATTTTCATCTATTACGCCTTCATTAAATTTAAAATATATACCTAGATTTGTATTAGCTGTATCTTTATTTGTGCCGCCACCGGAAGAACGGTGCCAGCTATTGAAAATTTGCTTAGAGTTTCTAGCGACTTTCCAAAATCTTAATTCATCATAGCTTCCATAAGAAACACCAAATCCATTCCATGCGTTGTTATTAGCATCTATATTAGTTCTATAAGCGCCAATATTAGCTATCATGCCGGAATTATTAGCTAAATTAATTTTCCCTGTTGCAGTAGTAGTTATTTTTTTAACCAAATCACCATCTACATATAAACTTATGTCTAAATTATTATTATTTTGACTGTTATTTTTAAAAGTAAAGGCATAATGATGCCACTTATTTTTATCTATAGAATGTTCAATAGATACGCGGTCTGCTCCAGAAGAACCAGACATGTATGTAACGCCAAAACTAGTACCGTTTAAATTTTCAATTAAAAGTCTAGAATAAGAATTATCAGATTTCGCTTTACCATTCCATAAGTCAAATAAGGCATATCTGGAATTAGTTAAAGAACCGGTAGAAGAATATTCATCTTTAAACCAAAATTCTACTGTATTACCTTGTTGAGTAATACCTAAATTACATTCCCTGTTAGTTTTTAAATCATATATATTAGAATTTTCAAATTTACCATCTATAGCCGGATTTGGACCACCTTTAACAGTTATATACTGCGGCGCAGAAGAAGAACGATAAGAAACTAAATCTACTATTTGTGAACTTAGTGTTATATTAGCAGATAAATTTACATAACCAGTTGTTTTAGGATATAAATTGTCAAAAACATATAAATCAAAAGGAGTACTGCGATTTCTCCATTCTAATTTTTCTTTCTTAGAGCCATCATATGGATAGTTTTGATATATGTTGGTTAATGCATCAACATAATATCTTTCTGCTGAACCGTATCTAGCAAAATTAGAAGCCGACGTAAAATCAACAACAGGAATGAATTTATTTTTTTCTTCTATAACCTGTTCAACATATTGTTGAGATTCTGAATCATCGTAAATTTTTTGTAATTCTTTATTACTAATGATGTTTTCAGAAGTTTTACCAAATAGATTTTTTAAAGACATTATTATTCTACCCTAAATTTAAATATATCTTTGAATTCTTGTAATTGAACTCCATCCCAAGTAGCTAATTTTATAGCATAACCATAATCTTTTTCAAGAATATTCATGTCCAAGTCAAAATAATTACCATTTGAATCGTAAGAAGTTTTAGTATAAGCTAACGATCCAGTTGAATAATCAATTACAGTATAATTATCGTTAAATCTAAAAATTTTATAATATAAATTGGGAATTATAATATTTTCTATATTATTATAAGCTACTGTATAGATATTAGGTTGCCAATCACGCTCACGAACAAAAATATTAAATCTGGTGTTTTCATTTTGAAAATATGAAGATTTCATATTTGTTATGTTTATAATATATTGCGGTACATCACTTACAATATCGTTTTCTCTTTGTAGAACGTCAAAAGAGGAAGAGAAAAATTTATCAGTAATATTAGATGCATCAACCCATTTATCATACAAAATACTAGCCGTAGTGTTTATAGCTACTTGGGCTTTATATACGCCGGGAAAAGGATTGGTTACTGATAAATAAGAAGGGATTATTTCATTAGACAAAGAAGAATTGGAGTAAAATTTAACAGTAGCTGTTGGATTATTAACTATATTTTTAGATGCTCCATTTACTTTATTGTAAAAATACAAATTCATTTTATTGTCATCAGCAGAAAGCAAACTGCTAGAGGCATAAAAACTATTTCTATCATCAGTTACAGCCGGATTCCATCTAGCTTCTATGGCAGGTCTACTAAAAAAAAACTGCGATCCTCTGGCAGAAAATTTTTTAGTATAAAAACTCTGTAATGTTGAACCATCTTCATAAGATGAAGAAAGTTTGATAATAAAACCATAATTTGGTATTACGCTAGATAACCATCTTTCAGTTATTTCTGTAATATCTAATTCTATATTTTCTAACCCTGTTTCAAAACTACTAGTTAAAGTATACTGCGATGATGTTAAATAGTCGCCTCCTTGAGTATCCCAATAAGTCCCACTAGAAGCCATAACCCATGTTGCACCGTTACCGCCTATATTTTCTTTAAAGCCGTCATCGGTATAGCCTTCCATGTCTAAGCCATAACCTTCTTCCCAATACTTTGTTATTGGATTTATGGTCATTTTAAATTGTCTAGGAACACTGAAAGGATGTACAACGTTTGTTAACTTTAAAAAATAATTTACACTACCACTAGCTGGTAATTTACCGGATTGTCTATCGGATAAAATTTGCGATATTGGAAATTCAACTAAAATTCTGCTTTTTTCCAAAGAAGAAGTAGTAACTTGACCATAAATTGAAAAAACTTCTAAAGAATCTGCCGCCCCAATATTCGAATTTATAGCGCGTGACCTATAATCTTCTTTATAAGCATCGGTAATAGTAGTATCTTTAGAAGCAATAAATTTTTTAATAGACATTATAAAATTGTTCCTTTTATATCACTATCCGGATATTTTAATTCCATTACAACATTGAGAGGTACACTTATAAACCTTCCATCAGCAGTTGTATTTTGTTTAAAATCCATTTGTGAATTAGAGTAATTATTTCCAACTCTTGGCTCCACTTTAACAGAAACAACATCAATAATAGATGGAACTTTTTTCAAGCTAGAATAGATATCAATAATATTAAATGTTTCTCCAAAATCAGGAAGTCTCGAAAAATCAGACTTGAGTTGATTTAGGGCATCAATTAAAATATCGCTTTTTGCCTTTTCATTTGTACCTAAAGCTACAAACGTAATAGCATAATTAATAATTTTTCCATCTAATATATCTATAGAATCATTAATCATTTTATTGCGACTTAGCCACGTTTTTATGTTTGATTTTACGCTTTGATTAGCGATGGTTAGTTTTTCATCTGCGTCTTCACATAAGATATAAAGATTTAAATTTCTCTTTAAGGAATTATCATCTCTTATAATATTTACTCTTTTAATAGCTCCAAATTTGGATGGCATAGCATATACTAAAGATTTATAATCTTGCTGCGTTACAGCTCTATTCTGAGCAGAAAAGCTATTTTCAATTCTTCTCTTTAACTCCTCAGAATCTATTACAGTAACATCACCAAGTAATGGAACATCGTTGTTTATTTCTAAACTTTCCTGTACAGCATCTACTAAATCAGGGTCTAAATCTTGTTCATTCATAAAGTCAAACTTTGCATTTGAAACAGAATTTAAAGAGTTAACTGCAAAGTTAACGCCATTAGAAGAATCGTTATATCTATATGTGACAGTAAGAGTGGTATTTGAAGGACAAATACCAAATTTATCATTATTTAATAGTCTTGAAGGGTCAAAAGAGTCGCTGGAAATATAATCTTTTCCATAGATATCCAATACTACATTGGTAGGCTCAAAACTGATATTATTAGAATTATCTAGCTCTATATTAGTTGAAGCACCGAATTGTAATGAGGTAGTTCTTAAGTTTCTATCAACCACAAATCTTCTTGGAACAACAAATGGTTTTAATATTTCTTTTGCCAATACGGCATCAGTAGGATTTTTATTAGTATAAGATTTATAAATAACATTTTGAGATAAATAATCAACTTCAAAATATTCATTACCCTCTGAGTCTACAACAGATAATATTTCAACAATATCTAACTGATTTAAATTAATTTTCTTAAATCTCTCATATGCGCCGACAGATACAGTTTCTGATGTTGTCAAGCCAGAAACTACAGTTCCTACCGCCTTTACAGCATAAAAAGTCGGTGATCCGTCTTCGTCTACTGTACTTACCCTTATTTCATTGTTTGGATTATCAAATCTTACATCTTCGTTTAATATAAACGATACTCCGTTGACTGTTTTAAAAGTACTACCTCTTTTTAATACGGGCGCATAATCAAAATTAGGTGTTAAACCACCAGCTATAGCCGGAAGAGAAATATAAAAACTAGCCACCCCTGTTGAAGAAACAGAATTAGTAAATTTATATCCTAATTGTCTACCTATTTTTATAATATTTTCATACTCTACCGCATTATCAAGAAAGCTTTCATTTGCCTGATAATCAATATAGAAAGATAACATATCGCCTATATATGCTACAGAATCTAGCATTAAAGAGCCGAACGACGCTTCGTTAAAATCCTTATAAGAATCTTTATAATATCTCTTAGCATGTTCTATTAAATCGTCTTTTATGCTCTGAAAATCACGACTTGTGTATTTAATAGGTATTATTTTTTTAGCCATTTATGCTTTCCTCAGTATATAAATAGCATGTTATACAAGTTATACTTCAATATTTAGTATATCTTTTACATTTAAATTGGTTATTGAATATTTTATTTGTATAAAAACCGTATTTTCATCGTTTGATTCTGGTTTTGATATAGCTATATCGTCTATAGTTAAAAAACTCATATATTGACTTACCTGTTGTCTAATTCTTGTTGTAATGCTAGCTCTAACCGCATCGGTATCTTGGTCAAACAGAAATCTTCTAATTCCAACACCAAAATCAGGTATCATAACCCTCTCACCCGGATTAGTAAGAATAAGCATTTTAAAGTTTTGTTTTATAGTATCAACAATTGTTTTATTTAGTCCATAGCAACCGTCTATAGAATCTTTTAGTAACGGAAGTTTAGGTGAATATCCTTGCATATTTTTTATTTCCTATTATTAAATATTTATTTATTTGCGGCTAGTATTGAGAAATCTACTTTAACTGCTGGGGATAACCCAAACACGTCTTCTTTAAGAACCCATTTATTAAAATCAGTTTCACCAGAATTATTAAAAGCTAATTCTACAAAACTCTTGAATCCTTCTGGACCGTCTACCGGATAAGGCATATCAAGATCTAGCCATAAAAGCCCTATACCCGTATTACTATAAACATCGATTAAGGATTCAATTTTCTTAAATTCAATACTATACGGAGAGTCGGACCAAATGGCGTTAGGAGGTTTTTTATCCGCTGAATAAGCTTCCTTGCTAAACATTTTATCTAAAGAAGTATATTTTCTGTTTACATACTGTAGTAAAGTTTCATTTAAAATATTATTTATTTTATAATTAGAATATACTGAATTATTTTTTGTAGTATACGATTTGAAATATGTACTATCTCTATTGGATAAAATTTTTTGTTCACAATTAATTCCATTTACATTTTTATTTAATGCATTATTTGCGGCTTCTTTAGAGGAATCAAGATTAAAACTTATATCATCAGAAAACCAAGCTAAACTTCCAAAATACGCTAAAGCTAAAGGTAGATTAACAAAAGGAAGTATTGGAGGACTGACGGGCGTAGGTAAGCCCAAAGGTATAGAAACCGCAGGAATGAAAACCGAAGATAAATCAGGATTAAGCGTTTTAGCACCTAAGTAAAGTTTTGATACTAATGATAAATTTGGCTCTGTAGTTTCTGCCACGCCTTTTAAAATTTTAATTGGTGTGGTTATCATACT